GAATGGTTCTTCTGCAGATTCTGCTTGACACCATAAGGCTGATAATCCATTATCTTTATGTAATGGATGTAGGTTTGGGTCTTTGAATATAGGTATAACACAATACATCGTATCTTAATATATAACCTTTTTATGAAAAAAACAAGCTTTTTTTAATAAATTATTCGAACTCTGATGCCTCTTGACCATGATCCCAATCGTAAAGCCCAAATGTGTGTGTCCAATCTACATTGGTAGTAAGAGAATCTCTTTCATCTGCTATTTGATATGTACCATTAAATACTTGATTCCAATAAAGTTGTGTACATTGTTTAGCATCTAATATTATTGGAGTTACATCTTTATCCCATTGCCTCCAATTATTTCTCTCATATACTGCTTGCATTCTATTTTCAGCATTATTATCAACCCAACCACTGTTTGGATCATCTTTAGTCGCCTCCCAATCTATATCCCTTGATGATAAATATATTTTAGATGCATTAAAATCTTCTCTAAAATCATTTAACTCCTGTATCCCCCAAAAATCACCATTTATGTACAAATAATAATTTTGGCCATATCTCAAATCTACAAATGGCCAACCATCATAAAATCTATCATCTCTTATGCGATTAGATAATTTGTCTATTCTTGCCCCAGCATAATGAGTCATCAATCTCGCCCAAACAGATTCATTAAAGTAGTCCGATCCAACATAGTGGTCACCATACTCTTCTCTACCGATTGAGCTGCCGCAAGACCCATAATCTGCACCCTTATCAAAAAAACAATCATCACCTGGATCATAAAAGTCCCGTTGATGTATATACCCACCAAATCTAAATTCAGTGGGGAAATTAAGCCATGGATTCTCACTTCCAACATATACATCATCTTGGTTTGGTTCTTGGTTAGCATTTCTATCCCTTGAATCTGGTTCAAGAGCATATTCTGAAAGTGCATTTAATTCAGCACCGAAAGCCATAGTATATCCAGTCCAATCAAAATATTGTTCTCTTGACCAATTACAAAAATTTTCTTGAGGGAAGTAAACTCTGATTACTTCTTCTGGATTATCATAAATATCACCGATGTGTTTCTTTGTTGATACATCTATCATCTTATCGTTAGGTGGAAAATCTGATTTTTTACCTTTCCAAGTAAAAAATAATACCATATCTAAATGTTCATATTCACTTCTTCCATTGTCATCTATTGGGGGAGGAACAACAGAAAGACCTGTCATAAATGGATATAAATCTGAAAGTTTATGCTCCTTCACACTACTATGTTTTCTACCCTTTTGTCGACCCATCATTTCACCAGGAAATGTTCCTTTACCTGGTACTGTGTTCAACCATTCCTCTTTGTGTCCGAGGCTATTTCTACTTACATGCTGTGGATTTTCAAAGGAAAAAGGCCTTAATTTCAATTGATCAAGAGCTTTTACATTCAAACGAGTACTTGAAATATTTGCAGGTCTATAAGTTCCAAGTTTAATTTCAGGTCTTATTCTAAATTGTGTATGTAATGTTGTAAACCAACCAGCTGAATTTATTTTTTGAGTAACTCTCATAGTTTGAGCATATGTAAAATCTAAATGTATTTTTGGTAAGAAATCAACTCTAAATGTATCACCAGGAACTAATGAAGCAATTCCGTATATATTTAAATCTAAAGTATATGGTAAAATATTAGCCATATTATCCATTAACACTTTCTCGGTTGTTCTTAACGCAAAATACTCACTAAAAGAAGAAACAACACGCATTCCCATTGCTTCTTGTTGTTGTGCATTATGTTCCATTAGCCTGTCCCATTTTGCCGCAAAAAGTTCTTCTTCATCTACTGTTTCATTGTCCTCAGTTCTAATTTTAAATTGTTCGTCATTCCATTCATATCTCTCTAAAGGACCCGGTAGAAAATTTTCTGTTTTTCGTATCGCTTGTACTGGATAGGCATCAGTCTCTAAAAGACTTTTTGCTTGTTTATAAACCTTAATTACATTAGAATTTGCACTAGCTGCTATTTCATCAGATCTGAAAGTACCCTTATCTGGTTCATAAACAATCGATAAACTTTCATTATCAACAGCACTAAGTGCTACAGCATCATCTATTTGTCTAGTTGATGGAAATATTTTAGATGTATGATCCATACCCATAATCGCATACATATTGCCTATATTATCTGATGGCATTTTGAACCCTAAATTATAATCTTTAACAATTGATTTTTGTGACATAATGTCAAAAGTGAATAAATCTTTAAAAGCTACATTATCCCCCTCACCATATTCACCTTCAAGTTGAGAATTTTTCAGTTCTTGCTGTGTTAAAGTAAAGTTAGTATCAATAACACTTAATTCATTATCACTAGCACCAACTGATAAAGCTAAACTAAATACACCATCGGAGTCATGATTTAATTTATCTATTATATGTTGTAGTACTTTTCTAACATTAGGTTGCATTTCAAATGCTTCTATAATGAGATCCGTACTTATGAAAACTTCCCTCAATGGTATTCTATCATTAAATTTATCCCATTCCATCATATCGGAGGTATATGAGTTAACTTCCCGCCCGTATGGATAGTCAGGATCTGAATAATCTATTCTGTTTAATTCTTCCCATGTTATTGTACCAAAAGGATTATCATCTTCATCATACGGATAAGCATAAAAAGGATATTTAGATATTTGAAAACTATAAGACCCAACTCCCTCCGAATAGAAATCTTTCGGATTCGCCAATTTAAGTGAAGCCCATTGGCTTGTTCCTGGTCCAGCATTAGGAACTTTTACTTTCGCTGGACCATATTTTTTGGTTTTATCATGGTTTCCCCATTGAGCTGGATATAAAAAAATTGGAGCTGTTTCCTTCGATCTTGCCAAGACTAATTGTTTTTCAACAAATATATCATTAAAAGTTGTAAATGAATCTGTTGAATCCATTCTAATTGATAAGTTTTTCCCATGACTTATATCTGTGAGACCTTTACCAAAACCAAATTGTGAGTTAATAATCAAATCCTCAAATAAACCAAATGAAATAAAAACATCTTTAACTTCCTCAGAATTTACAAAAACTCCAGTTCTAACGGCTTGTGCATCCGGATATAAATCCTTACTACCAAGTGTAACTTGGGCAAGTGCTAATAAATTTTGATTAAAAGTATCAACATCTACAGCAGACCAATAAGAATTTGGAATATTTTGATAAATATCCGTATCAGCAACCTTATTTGCTGATTCATTATTTTCATCAATATAAGGACTGTTAGCTAAAGTTGGTTTTACAGCCAAATAAATAATACCATAATTCAAAATATTTTTTATTGTTGATAATCTATCATCACCAGTTTCAAAAGACATTAAAGCACTATTTGCAGATGTCAAAGTAACTGAACACTCGACACTTCCATTTTTTAATACTTTCGAGTCAAAATCAGTGACTATACCTATTAGTGTTTCTAAATCACCTTCATTTCTTGCTATTATACCACTTTCTTCATCATATAAAAAATCTTCGATAAATACATCTGAATCTAATAATTCACGAGGAGTATATAAATCTTTTACTGAGCTCCAACCAAAGTCTACAAATATTGTCGCACCAGGTTTTAAAAAATATCTATTATAAATTCTATCATAATCATTAAAATTATGAACTATAAAATTAACTGTTGTTTTTTTAATAGCACCTAAAGTTCCTTCTGTTGATGAGTCCAATGATATTATACCAGCTTGAGGTTTTAAATATTTATTTTTTTTAAGTTGTTGTGGTAGTACTGCATTTGCATAGTCACCTATAGTATTAAAGTATCCTGAATAAGAACCACCATCTGCAAGGTCTCCCTCCATGTGATACCTCTCAGCACCTTCTGTTTCATGAAAGGTAATGTCATCTTCAGTAGTTATATTTCCTTGCCCCCACGGATCTCCAGATTCATAAAATGCTAAAGATTCATTTGTTGAAACTTCACCATAATTTTTTTGATAGTTATAATCACCAACTATATATGTCTTGCTAGCATAATCAATTTGTTCTCTCGGTTCAAGCACTTCACCATTTGGGCCAAATTGTTTTTCTTTTATATAATATGTTATAGCGCCTGTACTTGGATCTTCCATTTCAATAACTTTAGGAGTATAATGTAATGTTTGTAAATAACTATTTTTCCCCTCTTCAATTTCTTCAAGGTGCATTTTATCTGCTAGTTCTTGATCTAATAAATTGCCGTTATCATCATATCTAGGAACTCCGGGAACATATTCAAATTTTTCAAGAACATCCTCAATAACTGCTGGATCTATTATTTTAACGGATGTCCACATACGAATAAAAGGTGTTCTTGAACCAAGTTCATTAACTATTTTACCATCTTCAGTAAATACCCCATCAATTGATTCACCTGGTTGTGGCTTTTCTGCTAATCTTTGTCTCTCCTCAAGTTTTTGCCTTACTTTTCCTCTTATTGGAGTTCCAAATAATCTTTTATTTATATTCACTTTTATAACCCTTTAGCATTTTTAGTATTCGTTGGTATCCTTAAAGATGTTCCGGCTGGAATGTTATTTGTTTTTAAATTATTTACTCTAGCTACAAACCACCAAAGCTTTGAATCACCATAAAATCTAGAAGCTAAGCTGTCACATCTATCACCCTCTTGTGCTATGAAATATAAATCATTATTTTCAGCTCCTACAGAAGAATAAATTGTTGTCGCATAATAACTTTTTTTATTTTTTCTTTTTTTTCTTGTATTTTCATATCTTCTATTCATTTTATGCTCCTACATATCCATAAAAATCACTATTTAAATCTGGTACAGTTCCATGAATAACTTGGTAAGCTATTGTAGCAGTTACATTTCTTGGAACTCTTGCACCCTCTTCAACTTCCCATGGAGAACTTTGTTCTACATTGTAAGACAATGATTTAATAAATCCCATCAGTTCATTATTAGTTTTTCCAAATAATTCACCTAATCTTAATTTCATTAATGGTGGTTTCATTCTTATTTTATCATTTAAGTTTTCATCTGACACATATTCCGGATAACATAATGATGTCAATCTATTCATTTTTTTATATATCATTTGTAATTCTTCGGGAGATTGCGCAGCTAATCTTAAACTGAAATTAACTTCTCTTTCAGCTCTTTCATAAGTATAAACAGGCTCACTTCTACCAACATAATTATGTGAAGACCAAGAAGGGGCAAGATTTTCAGTTAATCCTTCAAGATATGCCCTAAAAACTATAAATGCACCATCTCTCATATCTTTAAAGTAAAATGGCATTCCGTTTTCTTGTCCTGTAATAACTTTAGGACTACCTACACCCTCATCACTTGGATGAGCCTCCTCCATTTTTTCTAAATATCTACCAGATTGTTTTATTCCAAATTCCATTAAAGTATGTTTATCACCTGAACCCTCTTTTCTCGCCTTTAACCCATATGCACCAGTTAAATTAGTAATATCATCAGGTAAACCAAAATCATTTTCAGGTAGTATTTCATTAAAAGGATTTCCCCCAAAAGTTGTATGAAGATTATAAAGTTCTCTTGAAAACTCATCTTCTGGATATGACAATCCTCCAAGATGTACATCTTTTCTTATTGGAATATTTGGTTGAGCTCCAAACAATCTAAGTCCAGCAGATTCTATAGAAGATAATGGATTATACAATGTATTAAACTTTTGCGGTATAGTAGCAAGTCCAGGTTTATTATCCGTCAAAAAAAATCCATCTGTATATGTTTCTACTTTAGATCCTACAGTTCCTAAAAGATTTTGTCGAAGAGCAAATTGAATTCCAGCTGGAGAACTCATAAACAAACCTAACCTTACGGCATCTGTAATCGACCTTACTACTGGAACTTCTCGACTACCTTGATTTGCAAAAAAACTATCAATATCACTAACAATATAAGGTTCACCTGCACCCAATCCGAGAAAAGGACTTCTATCCCAACTAAATAGGCTAGAATGCATATTACTATCTCTTATATTTAACTTATCTCTATTTACATTTGAACCATAACTTATTGGTGTCAATCCTTGCCAAGCTGGATTTTCTTTATTTACATGATCAGCTTCATATAAATTATTCCAAGTTAAATTATTTTCATTATCTTCACCATTATAAAACTGAATACCATCTGAGTGAAGTGGTTTAAAATTAAGTTCATCTTTTCCTGCAGTTTTAAATGTGATTAAAGGATTATCAGTAGCTGGTTTTGTATTTGTTTTATCATCTATAGTTGGTTTATCTACTAATGAATCAAGAATTGGAGTATTATAATTATTTTTTAAATTTGATTTGTTTTCAGAACCACCTGGACTAATTTGTTTAAATTTTTCTATCCTATTATCCAAACTATCTTTAAAAACACTTTTTAGATTTTCTAAAGCCATTTTATTCTCCGTTAAGCCATTTAACTAAATCTTGCAGAATCTTGAATACCACCCGTTACTCCCATAGTAATACCCTTAACGGCAGTCCCATTAGTACCAAAAAAACCATCGTTATCTTCTATCATTTTGTCAAGTCTTTCATTTGTTTTATTGATAGCCATTGTAATCTCCATCATTCGTTCATTACTACTATTATTAACTACGACTTCTCTATTTTTTGCAAAAACTTTTTCTGGAGTTTGTGTTCCAATTATGGTATCATTTGGATTTGTTTTTATTACTTCTCCCTGTTTTGTCAAAATAAAATCATTTGCCGACATCATTGACTGATCTACAGCACCACCACCACCTGCAGAAATACCAGATCCACCTGCATATCCAAGAGCACCACCAATAAAAAATCCAACAGCTGCTCCGAAAGGACCACCAAACATAAATCCAATAGAGGCACCCATAATAGCACCAAGAGAAGCCATCACGATATCCATATTTTGAACAATACTTACCATCACATCAGCGAGACCTTCAGCAAATCCAACTAATTTTTCTATACCACCAGTCTCTAACCAATTTTTTAAATCTTGAACTATCTCTTGGATATGAGGTCCAACTTTTTCTACAAATATAACACCTAATGCTTTTATTTCATTCATCAGAGATGTTAACGCTGACATACCATCTTTACCGAGCAAATCAACGAATGATTTTGATTGTGTTACTGTATCATCTTGAGCTGATACTAATTTTTCCATTTCAGAAACACTTAGATTAAGAGATTTAGCTAAAGATTGTCTTTGAAAAACATTCATTTTATTAAATTCAGCTTCACCACCCATTTGTTTTAAAACTTCAGCCATCATTTTATCCAAGTCACCAGTTAATGCTAACTCTCTAGCTTTTTGTAAATTAATGGTTTTACCTGTTATAAGAGATGCTTCAATTTCTGCATTTAATGATGATTGGAAATCTAATAAACTACTAGCTATACCTTCAACATTTTTTAAACTTAATCCCATTTTTCTAGCTTGAATAGCTGCTTTAGTTATACTTTCTAAATTATCAGCTCCAAATTTAGCTATAACTTCAGCACTATCAGCCATATCCGCCATTACAGCATTTGGATTCACATTATTCATTGCAGCTAATTGGTAAGCACCTTCAGCGGTTCGTTCAGCCATAGCCGAACTCATATTACCAGCTGACATTAAAACTCCGAATAATTTAGCACCCTGATCAACTGATAATCCCATAGCTTTTGAAGAATCTAAAATATTACTTGATATAGCCGAAGATTCTGCTACCCCTATTCCAAAATTATCTGCTAAACTTGTCGTTGCAGTAATTAAATCTTTAATTTGAAAACCTATTGTTGCAGCTTCATATCTTTGACTTCTTAAATTTTTTGTTACTTCATTTGAACCTGTTCCCATAACACCAAATTGTTCACCCATTTTATCAGTAACAGCATTAAAAGCTTTAGCTATTTTAAACATAGTTTTGAATAGTAATACTGCTGCTCCTATAGCAATACCAATTCCAAGAGCAGGACCAAGCATTTTACCCAGATTTTTTCCACCAACTTTAAATACATCTCCAAATTTTTTAATTTCTCCGGTACGGAATTTGTTAAAATTCTCCTGCATTTTTTTGATGTTTGCATCACCAAGTCCTATAGCTTTAAGAAACATTCCTCCACCTGGTACTTTTTTAATATTACCCAATATCTTTTGAAATCCAGCAAACAATGCTTCAGACTGTTGTCTTTGAACATCAGTAAGTTCTTTAGAGACACCTAACCTTTGATTTTCAGCATCAGCTATCTGTTTTATTATTTCTAATTCTCTTGCCCTATCTTCTAATCCTGTAAATTCTCCTTTTATAGCTTTAGCAGATTTTAATCTCTTGTCATCTATTCCTCCAAATTGTTTTTCAAGATTAAATTGTTTATCTCTAATTTCCGCTAATTCTTTTTCAGCATTTTTTGACATTTCAGACCATTTTGCTGACTTTTCTTTTGTAGATATATCTTCATTTTGTATTGAAACAAGTTCACTTAATGTTTTAACTCTATCTGTTAAGTTTTGACTTATTTCTTTTTCTTTGTTTAAATTTTCACTTAATACAGTCGCATAAGCTTTAGTAATATCACTACCCTTTTCAAGAGCTGTATTAATTTGACCTTGAAGTTCTAATCTTTCCTTATTTTGATGATTATTTTCTTCCACTTAATATATCCTTTGCTGTATATGGTTTTATTTTTACTTTTTCTTTAGAACCAATTTGTTTCAATTCAGCATTTAACATTTTTTCTATGTTAGAAACATCCTTGTTTAATTTTTCCAAACCCTTTTTTATTTTTTTATTTTTCTTTAAGGCTGGATTCAAATAAAATAATTTATATATTTTATCCATTGTGTAAGATAAAATTCCTTCATTTATTATATTTTCTTTATCCATATATGATTTTTTCTTCGACATAATACTCTCCTAATTAGATGTATCTATTCATATATAAATATCAAATATGTGAAAAATTATCTTTTAAATCTTGGATTGATTGCGGGTTTGGATACTTTTGATTTATTTTTCTGTTGAGATTTTTTTATTTCATCATTTTCTTTTTGTCGTACATCAAGAAGCTTTTGATAATAAAAATTTCTTAAATACACAGGCATATCATATACATCAGAATGTATAAAACCTTGCCCATAATACATTAAATTAAATATTTGTTCGTGAATTGCTTTTCTATCACTCGGCTGAAGGCCAAAAAAATTCAGTGGTTAAAGGTATATCTACCTCAACCACATCACCTCCTAAATCTACTTCTTGTTTCATTTCAATATCAGGCGATATCGCATTTATTTTTTGTCTTAAAACTAAAGAATCTCTTGCTAACATATTAATAACAAAATTATTAATCGTATTTTGTTTGACATCACCATCTACTGATAAAATTACATGCCTCAGACGAGTTGTTAATTCGGGACTAACATCTGAGCCTGTTTTTTTAGAAGCTTTTAATTCACTATCTATAAGTTTTTCTTCTTTTCCAGTTAATAATTTAAATTCTATTGTTTTTTTAGATACAGGTAATTCAATACTAAATGAATTTCCACTTATTCCCTTTGGTAATTTTTTAAATGGACAATCTGCTAAATTAAATGTATGTTTAATAACTTCATTACTATTTGGTTTTGTTATATCACATGAATATTCTGGTCCATATGCTAAAACTCTAGCTGCAACCATTACAGCATTTTTATCACCTAATACTAAATCATCCACTTTTACACCATCCGTAACAATTAAAGAATCTAATAATTTATCAACTGCTACACCTTTTTTTATAAGGTTAGCTGATGTAAGAATATCTTCTTCTTTAGCTGTCATATATTTAATTTCTAACTTACCACTTGATAATGGTGATTCTTTTGGATATAACTTACCCTCACTTGGTAAATCTATTATTTCACTTGGGAATTTTTGTTCTTCTGTCATAATGACCTCCGATTATTTTGATTCGGAAACAGACGCTTGTCTATAACCTGTAACTAATTTTTTAATTTCACCGATAGCTTTTCTAGCTCTACCACCAGCTGCTTTATTACCTTTTGATGAGAAATCTCTATGATTTTCTTGGAAATCTTCCCATAAATTATTTAATTCTGTATATAAATTTTCTGTTGACATTTTTTTTCTCCTGTAACTTTGGTTAAACTTCTATTGCTCGTCTAAACCAACCTAACCAAAATTTCTCTTGATTTGGTTTGTCTATAACTATGTTTGCGAATCTTAAAACTCTATAAGCCCTTACTCTATCTAAACTGATATTTTGTATGGCTTTTAATGTAGCTGGTCCTATTCCACCATCTACATCTATTTTATTTCTATTTTTAGAATTAGCAGCTTGTTGTAAAACCTTAACAGCACCACTTCTACCAAAATTAACACACATATCAAAATAAATATGTCTTAATTGTGGGGGAACATCATCACACTTACCTCGTCTCCAATAGTCTGTGTGATATATTTTTTTAGCTTGTTCTTTGGTAAGATTTTTAATATCCACATTAGGATACCATCTTTTAGCGATTCCGTATTTGGTTTCACCACCAGCATCATCTGGATCATTAACATAACCACCTTCGTGGTCTAAAACTATATCTATTATTTCATCAAATGTTTTTTTCATTATTTTCTCCATATATAAATATATATAAAACAAAAAAACCCTCAATTTTTATTAAGGGTTTTTTAAAATTATAATTTAGTATGATTTATTAGAATTTAAGTACCGCGTAATCATATCTTAATGTTAAAGTAATTTCAACAGGATCACTTGATGCAAAATCTAAATCACCGAAATTAGCACTTTGAATATAAGCACCTTTTAATTCCCATTCTTCAACAGTAGCACCAACCGGATCTAAGACATTAAATACTATATTTTTTTTATAAAAATCAGCATATCCGTCTCTACCAGTAACTGATTCGTGGTGTAATCTAATCCACTCAATTACTTGTTGAGCAGCTGATGGAACAACAGGATCATAAAGAGTAATATCAAGTGGCTGCCATCTTGTTTTTCCTTTAACATACCTTGTAGTATTCATATGTTCAAGTATTACTTCATCTGATTCTACAGATGGTCTGTTCATTGTTTTTATCAAATAAGCATTTATACCATCGATTTGCATTATAAATCTATTTTTGAGCTTTGGCTCAAATGGTGTAAACATTATATCTTGTGGTGTTAATACATCTGGCATTTTATTTCTCCTAATTACATACCTTTACTTTCATATATAAATATTAAAAAATGTAAAAAAAAGAGATTTATATTTAAATAAATCTCTTTTCTTTAGTTTAACTAATTATTACTCTGGAAAAGAAGCACCAGTTGGTAATATTGAAAAATCTAATACAACAAATTCGGCTGTTCTTGTTGGTTGTAAGAACAACTGACCTACCAATTGATTTCTATCAATTGTATCTGGTGTATTATTAGTTTCATCCATCACTACCCTAAATGCAGTCAATCCACTTTGTGACTGAACTTGTTCTAAGAAAGGATTAACAATCCCTAAGAATCTATTTCGCGTTCTAGCATTATTTTGTTCAAATACAAGGAATCTTGAAGAACTTGCAATAAACTTCTTAACTCTAATTAACAATCGTCTTATATTAACT